CTTTTTCTTTTTTGAATCAACAAACGAGGACATTACTCAGTAATGTTTTTTGCTCGAGCAGCCAGTGCTTCCTCTACAGCTTTTTGAAAAGCTGGGTTTACCCCATCTTTGTCATGCTTAGCCAAAATTGCCTCGGCTGCAGCTTGCTTATTAAGATAAGCCATTGTTTTTAATCCGTGCAAGATATTTCTCCTTTAAAATTCAGAATTTATCCAATTTGCAAATTGCTTTAATTGGTCAAGTGTTGCATCTTGTTTCATTTTATTTGCTAATTGAGACAGCCAACAAACATTATTTTTAACATATCCTATTTTAGGATCAATTTTATCCAACGACGGGCTATTTTTCTTGGCTGTTTTATTTGACTCACCCCAACCTAGCGGAATATTAAAAACCGGACAGATATCTGGTGCAATTGATTCTAAATACTCTAGGGTCAAATCAAAAGGTATTCCCTCTTTTTTAGCCCTACTTTTTATATTCTGATACAGCCGTTTTATATGCCCCGATTTTGTTGATTTTCGCTTGTTATCGTAATTTGACCAGTATTTTAAAAGCGCATTAAAACTATCGGGTGTTGCCCACTTTTCGTAAAAGAACTCAGATGTTGTTTTTTGTTTGGAATTATACCCATAAAAAACTTTTCCGTCTTCTCTTATTTCACCGCGTCTAAATGGTTGCTTTGTTTTGGGGTTTAATCTTTTCATTTTTAGCCTCTATGCTATGTTTGGTGTCGCTAGTTCTGATAGAGCAGAACAGGGTAATTAGTCCGTTCGCGACATTGGATGCTTCTATTTACACTAATACGCAAAAAGTGTTATTTGTGCCCTAAATCAATGACTTGGGCCATTAATTATTTCTGTAAAATCTCGGGCCCACTCTTGCCAGGTTTCGTATTTATCTGGGTTTGGAACTGGGTAGGATTCAAAGGTTGTCATACCCGCTATGTTTTCAGCAGCAGCTTTCCAATTTTCTTCGGGGGCAAACATAATAGGCTCGCGCCCGTAGTAAATTGCTAGGTTGCCGTTAAAGTCTTCCCAGCTCATGTAGTCTGGAACGATAGGGAAAAACTTTTGAACTGAGTGAATCACGCCGGCCATGATTATGGTCTTTCGTCACCAAATTCACAAGTAATGAGGTTACGACCCATCTCGTAGTTACCGTTAATGGTGTTTGATACAAACTGCAGGCGAACTAAACGATGCTCTACACGCAAATCAATCTTGCCAGTATCTGGGTCAAAATAGTAAGGACCAGAATTTTCTTCAAACGGACCAGAGGCAAACTTACGACCTAAAATGGTCATGGCCATGGTACCAGCTTGCAAGAAGTTTGGCTCAACACGGCGCAAGTGCATGCGGCGATTAATACCCTGCAAAGCATCTTGGCTTGGGTTACCAGTTAACCAGCTAACGTCACTGGTAGTAACACTGGAGTACACAGCAGTTTCACCCAATAAATTAATCTGGTTTAGACCATATTCATGCTGCCAAATGTTAAATCCACCCTCAATAAAATAAATATTTTGTCCGGGTACTGGCGCTGTTGGAAAATTTTCTGCAATAGTAACCAACGTAACACCCGGGGTGCCAATTGTGGTATTATAAATGTTTGTACTAGCTGTAACAACATAGGTTTGATTAAATGATTCAGGGCCAATAACTAATGATACTGATGTGCCAGGGTTAAAGTCAAACGTTCTGTCACCGTACAGATAAAATTGATTTTGTGCTGGTGCCGCTAAACTTGCTGGGTGCGCAATAATTGTGCTTGGCTCACCGTTGATTGGCAAATAATTCCAGTCCGCCCAAATAGGTGTTGGGAAAATTTCAGTGGTGTAACCACAGGAGCGCTGCGCACCTACTGCAGAACCAGCATCGTACCAGAGCTTATCTTTTACGTTGTAGATGATAGCATCAGTACACTCAGTTGCTGTGCCGCGTGGATAAAAGAACCAAATCTCGTTGTAGCGTGGAATCTTAGTAGCCCACACTTTTTGGCGTTGTTCGTAGTTGATGTTATCAAATAACCAGTTTACGTTCTTATCATTTGGAAGGACAGTTACTTGTCCATTATACGCATAGAACCGGTCAACACCGAGCCAGAAGAATACGCCATCCATTTCAACCACGGCGTTAGACGACATGATGGAGATTTGGCTAGAAATAATATCATACGACCAATAGGTCGATGGTATTGCGCCTGCGGTTGCGCCAGCGGAGTTAAATGACACCCGAATGAGGGAGTCAGTTGCCCAGAACAAACCGGATGGCGAGTTAGTACCGCCGCGCATTGGCATGCCCTTGACAATCTTAGACGAGGCTACGTTTACTTGGTTGGCTAATGGGCCATTCCAGTCATAAAAACTCTGTTGATTGTATACGCCACTGACGTTATTGTTTGCAATAAAGCCGTGTGAACCGTACACAAAAATAAATGGATACAATACGCACACACCACCATCTACGCTAATTGGCTTGTATGTTGGATTGGCGCCGGCGCTATCTGATAAACCAGTAAAGCTCCAGGTGTTGTTTGCATCGGGCGTGATAGGACCAACAAGAACTTGAGTCGGAACGCCGTTGTCAATGTTTGCCAAGTTTTTACCTGGGTGCGCAAAGATTGCTAGGTCACCACCCAATGGGCTAAACTGGGAATCAAACTGCCACGTAATTGTGTAGTTACCAACCGATGGATCTGTTTGAAGATCTGGGTCACCTGTAAACACTGGGGTGTTGTTTAGCCAAACTGTGGTTGGTGAGCCAGACAATGTGCCAGTAAAGTTTACTGTGGTGTTTGGGGAAGTATATGTCGCTGTAGTTGTGACAAAAGTAACAGGTGATGTTTGACTAAAAATAACTTTAGTGCCTGTTGGAAATTGTGCAGTTACATTACCAGCAATTGTAAAAGAGCTACTAGTATGTGATACTAAAGTAAATGGTACCGTACCGGGTAAAATATTAACCGTGAATGGGCCGCTACCAGTGGCGTAGGTAGAGCCGGTGGTGAAAACGTCTAGTTCTTGGTAGTTACCAGCAAAGATGTAGTTTACGCCGTTGTATGGCTGTGCAACCATACCGCGATAAATACCAACTTGGCTTTGAAAGATTGAGCGATACCCGCCAATTTTCTTAGCATCACCGCGCTGAAAGCGGCACCACACACCGTCGGTGTATTGGTCGTTTTGAAATACCGTACCGTCTCGTTTAATCCCTGGCGGAATTGCAAGGGAATAAATTGAGGTGTATTGTGAGGTATCTTGCTGAGTATTATCAGCTGCCATTAAAACGCCCCGCCGCTAATTAACTCTGCATTTAACTCTGCGTTAACTGTCACTAGGGGTTGTGATGGGTTTGAATTATCTATGCGAATCAATTCAGTAGAATTAGCAGACAAACCTAAAATACTAGTTCCATCAAGGTACATGCCTGTATGTGTATCATTATTAAATGAAAACGCCGGCAATGAAGCGGTACCATTAGCGGCATAAAAAACACCCGCTGAAGATGTAGTCAAAGGGTATAGATTTGTGCCATCACTAAGCATCGTTACCACACCACCAGCTGCCAATACGAAAGGAGGTTGTGAGCTGCCTTGGTTTTGGAATGTGATGTTATAACCAGTTTGATTAGTGTTATTAACCAAGATGTAAATCTGGGTAATAGCGGGCAAAGTTACTGCCAAGGTTGCAGTACGTGTTCCAGACTGAGCAATGTAAGTCTGAATGATTGGTGCAAACTTGGTTAGATTAAAAGTGTTGCCAGGGATAACATCAACGTCATAGGTTGCTGCAGTAAAAGATGTGACTTGTGGATTAGCTAAACCAACAGTAATAAATCCTGCAGAGTTTGGATCATACAAAATGTAACCAGAATCGCCAGGGTTTACGTTAACACTTGTTTGGCCGTTCAGTAAATCCGGAGATGTTGGAGTAATAGCTAATGTGCCAGTTCCGTTGTTTCTAAAGCCGATGTACCAGCCAACAGAAAGTGAAGACATTGCTGGAAGATTAAACGTACCAGCGCCACCATTCCATACGAATGTAGCAGCGCGGCTTGCGTCGTTAATCACTGGAGTTGATGTGATATCAACAGGGTTTTGTGTGGTTGCTAATTTGCCACTTACTGTTGTAAGGCCCGCACCAGCCAATGTAGCTGCATCGGCGTATGATGTGCCAGCTGCAAAAGTTACGTTATTCCACGTACCAGCGGTAGTGGAGTTATTAACCAAATAAAAATATTTGGAAATACCAACAGGAACAGTAACACTAGCACCCCCTAAAAAGTCAGTAATTACAAATGGGAACGCGCCCAAGTTACGGAACAGAATGTCCGCGCCCAATGTGCCTTGATTACCTGCAGGTAGCGCAATTGTTAACCCGCTAGTAGAGGCAACACAGTCAATAATGCGCGCGGCTGGGTTCTCAGAACCATTAACAGTTGATGGCCAATTTAATGATGTACTTGCGCTAAATGCTAAAGCAAAATAGGATACATCTGTTTGGGTGACAACAGTGCCTGTAAAAGGTGAGACGTAAACGGGTGTAGTCATATATTAAGGCTCTTGTATAGTGGTGTTACGATCAATCCGACGAGAATTATCTTCTTTTTTCAACGCGCCAATTGCATCAGTGTAATATTGCTTCCAAACTGGTAACTTGTCCAAGGCTTTCAAATAACCTTGAGCTTGTAATAGTGTACCGTAAAGCATTGCTTGCGGTGCGATGGCGGTCCACAGATTTTGTTGGTTAGACGCATCTAACGGCTGAATCTCAGCGTAGTAAATAATTTCTACTGGATATGACTGATTCGGCGCCGGTGCAAAGTTCCAGTTGTTAAAGTCATAATCAGCGTAATAAACAGGCTGACCACCAGATGATTCTGAAAGATATTGAGCAACATAATCTTGGCTACGTAGCAATACAGGTTGTCCATTTACTTTCATGGACACTGTCTTGCGCCAACGTGACGGCTTGTTCAAAATGGTTTGATTTGTAGCTAGGTTAGTTTCTACAACAATTAATTGTAGATATGTTTTAAGCTCAGCCGCAATAGATGATTCAGCTAATGCAATCAGATTAGGAATCTGCGCAATAAAGTCTGCGTCATTTCTTTCCATGTACTGTTGTACATTTAGAACGAGGCTATCATAGGTCATAATTACTGACATTTAATTACCTCGTATAATAAGAAATATTAGGTTGGAAATAAATAGGTGACTTGTCACGGTCCTCTTCACTAGCTTGTAAGAATGCTCTTTGTGCTTGAGCTTCCAAATACTGGATACGCTGCAAGTCAACGCCAGGTAACTGCATTGCCATAGAGTGCGATAACTGT